TTCACATCCTTCGGCTCCATATCGGATCCCCCTGTAAGGTAGAACTTCGCCGCGATCTTCATGCGGCTGCCAGCGTCCGCTCCAACGGCCACCACCGACACCTCGCGGAGCACTGACTGCTTGACGTGATAGAACGGCCCCGCATGCTCCTGGCCGTTGACGATGCGCGTGCCGCGCACCAGCTCCGCGTCCTTCACCTCCGCGCCGATGGAAAGCTGCCAGTCGGCTCCGGCATTGGCCTGCTCCACAATGCCCTGCGCCAGCCCGTTGCTGGAGGTGATCTCGCCTTCGATGGAGAGGGAGCCGTCTTCCACGCGGGCGCGTACCATGCCGACGCGGCTCCCGGTGCGGTTTTCATGATTGGTCAGAAGCGGCACCGATTCGGGCACCTGCAGCTCGGTAAGGTCGACAACCACGGGGTGCCGCCAGCCCGGCAGATTCATCTTCCCGCCGGAATAAGCCAGCCCCATCACGCGGGGGCGGTCGCTCTGCGCCGCTTCAATCAACAGAAACTCATCCATCGTCTTCATCCTTGTTCCTGGCGGCCGGCACGGTTTGAGACTCGGTCAGGCCAAGGTCGCGCATGAGCGATTGCTCGCGGGCGATCTGCCGGAGTTCCGATTCCCAATCCTTGCCCTGGCGCGCGTATTCGTGGGCAAGCGTGGTGGTACGGTTCTTGAGACGCCGCTCCTGCGCCTGCGCTTCCTTGGCCGGGTCCACATGCTCCAGCCCGTCCCAGAACCATTGATGCGGTGGGAGCCACCGGGCGTTCCCCTGGCTGCCCGCTGCGCAGAGCGCACCGCTTACGCGCAGGAAGCCGAACTCCATGGCGTATTCCCACAGCCAGGCGGAGAGCACGCGGTCGAGCACCGCGCGGGCCATGAAGTCCTGATCCACCCGGATTGATTTGTAATAGGTCTGGTGATCGAGCCGGCCCGACGCGTAGTTGTAGCCCGAGGAATTGCCTGCAGCGACGTTGAACGGCATGTTCAGGCAGCGGGCAATCTCGTTCAGGATCTCGTGCTTGAACTCGCCATAGGTTGTCGAGGGTTGCATGGGATCGATCTGCGCCATCTTCCATCCGTACGGCATGGTGAGGAGCGTATTGCGTTCCAGTTCGACCGGGTCCATGGGTTCGACCGCGTCGGCTTCGCCATTGGGCGGCGCATCGGTGTAGAGAATGCCGGCGAAGTCCGCCGCAGCCTCGGCCGCCGAGAGGACGGCGAGGGTGTAACGACGCAGTTGGGCAAAGAGCGGTAAGGCAGGCGTAATCTCCGGAATCCCCCGGTGCTGGCCGGGACGTTCCTGCCGGAAGGCATGAATGACATGCGAGGCCGGACAGACGATATACTCGTCCACGTCCCTGGCAAGCCGGTCGCCCGGGTGATGCCGCAGAACGCGATAGCCGACGGGGTTGCCCCAGTCGTCGAGCAGTACCCCGTCCAGTTCGTTCTCCGTGGGGAGCATCGACAGCGGGCTCGTCACCTGATCAGCTTCGACAAGGCGCAGATCGAGTTGCACCGGGTGGTCGATGCGGGGATTGGTGGAGAGGATGGCGAAGGCTTCACCGTCCTGCGCCCGGGACATCCGCATGGTGCGAAGTTTTTCGGCCAGGCGCGTCTCGGAGGCCCACGCGGTGAAGTCCTGCTCCACGCGACGGTTGACCTCGTCATTGCCGGAGAGCATCTGCAGACGCGGACCCGTCCCGACCGTGTCGTTGGCAAGCGTCAGGACGATGCCGCGCGCATAGGAGTTGTTCGCCACCTCGTATCGGGCGCGGTTACGGAGAATGCGGCGCACTTCGGGCGTGCCCGCCGCATCGGCGGAAAGCCCGTCCGCGTTCGCCCAGTGGCGGCGGTTGTCGTGCGTGGTGGCGGCGGAATCGAAACGGCCCTGCACCCGGCGAAAGGCAACGCCGCGCAGGCTGCTCAGATGCACGGGGTGTTTCGTGTCCTGCGTGTTCGCCGTCATGAGGGACATTCCGTTCCGTTTACCTGCCACCCGACCATCGGGAGGCGAATGCCGAGGCGCTACCGCACACGCGACAGCGCAAATGCCACCGGGTGCTACCCGGCTCCCGGAGGGACGATCTTGGTCATGCGCAGGCCGCCGCTGCGCGAGCGAGCAGCTTTCTTGGAATTGAGGTAGCGATCCGCAGCGATCTGGTCGGAGATACTGTGTTGCTCCATCTCGCCGGAATCGCCTCGCGCCCGCTTCGGGCTGGAGGCGTTCTCGCGCAGTTGCTGTTCGAGGTCGTCGGACATGCGCCGGTCTCCCGCAGCACGGCCGCACCATGCGACCGCCTACGGGTTACCTACCCGGCGAAAACAGAAAACGTCGGTGGGTTGGTGAGATTGTTACGCATGTAGTGCATGAATCAGCGGATTCGGGTCGAATCCGTGGCAAATAACCTTTTGCCTGCACAATAACCTTCGCCATGTTATTTGCGCAGGGAGGAAAATGAGGGAAAATGGCGGTTGACAATACCGATCAATACCCGTACCGTTATTACGTGTATCGTCGAAATGCATCAAGTCGCTACACATCGAGAGCGAACTTGACTATGCGAAGCATAACACGTAACGCCTTTGCGTATATCGATTGGACTTCTCAAGTGAGCCGGTTATGAGCCTGAAGAGTCGTCTCGCCAACAAGACCGTTTTAACGCACGACGAGGTAGTGGAGTACCTGAAGGAAAACCACTCCTCGAATGCGCGGACGCAGGAATCGCTCTTGGCGTACCACGTTCGCCAAGGAAACCTGCTTCGCGTCCGCCGTGGTCTCTACGTCGTCGTCCCGTCAGGTGCTGATCCTGCGACATGTCCTGTAGATCCATTTCTGGTTGCTGCCAAACTCGCAGACGATGCCGTATTGGCCTATCACACAGCGTTAGAGTTCTATGGAAATGCGTATTCCGTATTCGATCGATACTACGTTCAGAGCAACCACGCTGTTCGCACAACCAACTTCCGTTCGCACCGATTCGAATGCGTTCCATTCCCCAAGGCGCTCCGCGATCAATCCAAGGAGCACTTTGCAACGCATGTGAGGGATCGCTCTGGCGTCGATGTCAGGGTTGCCACGCTCGAACGGACCCTTGTGGATCTTCTCGACCGTCCCAAGCTGGGCGGCGGATGGGAGGAGGTTTGGCGCTCGCTGGAGTCTGTCGAGTTTTTCGATCTGGATCTTGTTGTCGAATACACGCTGCTTCTCGACAACAGCACCACCGCAGCAAAGGTCGGCTACTACCTGGAGCAACACGCCAAGACGCTCATGGTTGAAGAGAGCCATCTTCAGCCGTTGCGCGAAAAGCGACCGAAGCAGCCGCACTACCTTGAACGCGGGAAGAGCGGAAAGCTTCTCTCGGAATGGAACCTGGTGGTGCCGGCATCCCTGGTCGAGCGGTCGTGGGAGGATGTGATGTGAGGGTTTCGCCAGAACGACTCGCATCCGAATCGCAGAGCACTGGGTTCCGACCGGAGGTTCTGGAGAAGGTCATCATACTCATGAACCTTCTTCAGGGATTTCAGAGCCATCCATTCCTCAAGAATAAGCTGGCGCTTAAGGGTGGGACCGCGCTGAACTTGTTTCTCTTCGATTTGCCGCGACTGTCCGTCGACATCGACCTGAACTATGTTGCTGCGGCAGATCGTGACACAATGGTGTCGGATCGTCCGAAGATAGAGGAAGCACTCCATGCAGTCTTTTCGCGCGAAGGAATGAACATAACGCGTGTGCCGACAGATCACGCAGGCGGGAAATGGCGGTTGCGTTACGACAGTTCTTCAGGCGAAGGCGGGAATCTTGAGGTGGATCTCAATTTCATGTTCCGTGTTCCATTGTGGCCCGTGATCAAGGTGGATGCGCGCCCCGTGGGCCGTTATACCGCAACCCGGATTCCCGTCCTTGACTTGCACGAGCTTGCCGCTGGCAAACTGGCCGCACTACTTGCACGGCACGCGAGTCGCGACCTGTTTGATGCGCATCGCCTGCTTACACAAACCGAAATCGATCAGACCAGGCTCCGCCTGGCGTTTGTCCTGTATGGGGCGATGAACAGAAAAGACTTTCGGACAGTGAGCGTGGATGATGTCGGATATGATGTTAACGAACTGCAGAACCAATTGATTCCTGTCATTCGCAACGACCTTGTGGCAGAGATGAAGAGCGAAAAATGGGCTGTCGAGATGGTTGAGCAATGCCGGCAAGGCCTGGCTGTTGTCCTGCCATTCGATGCCGCCGAACAGGAATTCCTGGATCGGATTCTCGATCATGGCGAAATACGACCCGATCTTCTCACTGAAGACGAGGAAATGCATGAACGAGTCATCGCCCATCCGCTCCTGCAATGGAAGGCTGTGAACGTGCGAAAGCACAAGACTCATTAGGTAATGCCTTTTCAACGCCTCCCCTGCAGCTTCGACAGCTTGATCGGCGCTCTCTTCACGGCTTGCACTCCCCCCGTCCCCGGCAGCACCGAACCTTGCATGGAGGCGGCCACGGCGCAGCCGACGAGGCCGTCGAACCAGTGGTTGTCGAACTGCTCGGGCTTGATCTTCCACTCGTCCACGGTGCGGCCCCGACCTTCGGTCTTGACCCGGTATTCGGCGGACAGGTGCTCGGCGAGGAGCCGGTGGTCCGAGCCGGACTGGCATTGTCGCGAACTACGCGGTCTGGCCCCCGTCGCCTTCCCTCCCGGGTTCGACGCGTTATTGTCAGCGGCGACCCGCCGCCCGTAGAGAGACAGGCAGCCCCGGTCGCCCATGGCCACGGCCAGGCGGGCGTGGATGAAGCTCTTCCAGTAGTTGGTGTCGAAGACGACGTGGCGCACGGCGCGGCGGCCCGCGACGTTGGGGATGCGCCAGTTGAGGCCCACCCGGTCGCCCCGCTTCTTCCGGTATTCCGAGAAAGGCACCGATGATGCGCCGACGAACCGTCCGTGGCTCGGCATCAGCACCGCCGCGTGGCCGCTCTGCCGGCAGAACTGGTAGACCACGTCGGTGGATGTGCCCCAGTTGGCATCAATCAGGCACCGCTCGATCCGCAGTTGGGCCCCGTCCTCCCGCTTCCAATCACGCCCGAGCATCTCCCCGGTGAGCGCCTCCAGTCCGGCATAGATCGCGCCCTCCACCCCGGCGTTCGGCTTGAAGGAAGCCAGGGTCTTCCGCGCATCGCGGAGAGTGAAGTAAGGCCGCTTCGGATCGGGGAAGGCTCCGTAATCGACCACGTAGCCGGTGAAGTCGTCCTCCCACGCGCAGACCACATGGAAGAGCAGCTTCTGCTGCACATCGATGAACGCGGTCAGCCGCGTCGCGCCCACCGGCACCACGCGCCGGTCAAGGCTGTTCACCTTGGCTGCGATCTGCTCGGGCGTGAGTTGCTCCTCCGCGTCGGTTTCCTCGGGCAGCGGTTCGTTCTGATATTCGGCCCAGAAGGCGGCCTCGTCCTGGAGCTTCAGGTTCATGGCGTGCTGGATGGCCGATGCCTCGTCGTGATTGTACCGCTCCGGCCAGGCGATCCGCGCGCCCTCGTCCATGGCCTCCCGATGCTCGATGTAGAACTCGGTTGCCTGTTCGATGCCGCAGCCGGCGCGCAGGCTGTCGGAGAGGATGACGGCGTAATCCTCCCACAGCTTCTCGTTCTCGGGGAAGGCATCGACCATGCGCGTGCGCTCGCCCTGCCACTGCGGGTGCTTGTCCCTATCGAGGATGCGGTCGGCCATGTCGTCGGGGCGGATCACTGTGCACGGCATGATGCCGCTGATCTTCTTGCCCGGGCCGGCAAGGCCCAACACCGCTCCGGCGAGGATGCTCTCGCGATTGGCGCACTGCGAAGGAGAACGGGCCGACTCGTCGGTCTGCGGGTCGTCCAGCACCACCAGCGACGGGCGCACCGTCTTCCCGTCCGGGCGCTTGAACTTCATGCCGCGAATACGTCCGGTGAGGCCTGCCACCTTGATGATTGCGCCGGAAGCCTTGCTGTCGGGGATGGTAGGCAGCACGATCTCGCGCGCGGTCCAGCCGATGAGGATATTCTCGGGCTTGCAGATCATGCCCCCCTTCATGCGGAACGGGGTCGCGGTCAGGCCGATGATCCGCAGGTTGGGGTTTACCGTCCGTGCTTCTTCAAGGAAGGTGCGGTACATGCCTTCGCCGTCGGGCGGGATGAGATGGGCCTCGTCTACCACCACGAGATCAAAGGGGCCGAGTTCGCATGCGCGGCGATAGACCGACTGGATGCCAGCGATGAGGACGGAGTTCTCCGTGTCCCGCTGCCGCAGACCGGCGGAGTAGATGCCGAGGTCCACCTCCGGGCAGAGGGTCTTCAGCTTGTCGGCGTTCTGTTCGAGCAGTTCCCGCACATGGGCCAGGACCAGCACGCGTCCGCCCCAACGTTCGGTCGCATCGGTCGCCACCTGGCCGATGACCAGACTCTTGCCCGTGCCGGTGGGCAGCACCACGCACGGGTTGTCGTCGCAGTCGCGCAGATGCTGGTAGATCGCATCCACGGCTTCGCGTTGGTAGGGTCGAAGTGTGAACATCTATGCCTTTCCGATTCGTATAATGGTTCTGCCGCCAGGGACGGGATCGCACTTCTCAATCGCCAGCCGCACGATCTGGCTGTCGTTCCGGTATGCGCCGCCGTGTTCGAGCGCATCGAGCAGCGCCTTCTGCACGTTGTCGATGTCGCGACGACGCCGGTCGGGCGGGTAGACCTCCACCTCCACGTCGAGGGGCCCGTCCATCGGCTGGACGTGAAGCCGGGCGAGGATGGCGCAGACCCGCTCGCGGAATCTGCGCCCCTCGCGGCTGATGAGCGTGCGCGGCCCGACACGTCGGTAGTAGTGGTTCACGGACGGGGGAAATGGCAGTTCGAGCTCAAGCATGCGTCATCCCCCTCGATCAGTCCGTCCACCTCGTCGGGTTCAAGAAACCGGTCCCCCACGCGGACCAGCGGCGCGACCTCGCCGGTCATGACCAGGTGCGTCATGGCATCGACGTCCGGTTCCTCGCCGGAGCGGAGCTTGCGCAGATCCTTCTCGTCGGGCGCGAAGCCCCCGGCGCGCAAAGCAGCCTTCACCTTGTCGCACCGGGGGCAGTCCGGAAGCGTCCAGAGCGTCACGGTCGTGCTCACCCCCTCCGCCACGGCGGGGTGTCGCTCTCTGCCTGCTGCGGCACGCCGGCGGCGGTCTTCCTGGAGAAGCCCTTGATCTCGTTGGTGATCTCGCCGTTGTCGTCCCGCTTCTTGCACTTCACCGTGATCTGGAGCGGCAGGTTGTGCATCTCTACCGAATCCTTGGGCTGCATCACCCCGATAGCCCGGCAGATGGCCGAGAGCTGCCCCCGGGCGATCTGCACGGTCATGGCGTTCGGGTGGTCGATGCAGAGGCGCGCCCAGACGAGGCGGCCCTTGTACTCGCCCTCGACCACCTGAAAGGTGAGTTCCAGGTAGCTGCCGTTGCCGGACTTGGTCGGCTTCAGCTCGCTGTCGGTGATGATGGCCGTATACTTCCCGGCCGGGAGCGGCTCGAAAGCGGTCTGCGGCTCCACGTTGTTGGCGTTGAATCCATTCAGGTTAGCCATGGGTTTGTCCTCCGTTCTGGGGCAGAAACTCTGCGTATGCGTTCCAGTCGAGCGGGAGTTCGTCGGGGAGGTTCAGGCGGTTCTTCGCCACATGCGCCGGGCGCTCGGTGGTGCGGATCACCCGTTCGCCCGAGCCGATCCCCTGGGTGCGCTTGCGGTTGAATCCCTCGTCGGTCTGCTTGGTGTGAACCTTGTACGTGGCGAAGAGCACCTCGTCGCACCACTCCTGCACCATGTCCGAGGCATGCTTGTGCAGGCGCGGCACATAGCGGTCGTAGGTCTCCGTCTCCGGATTTTCGAACCGCTCGATCCGGGTGTGGGCGATGAGGATGATTGTCATCCCCCGCTCGGCCCGGAGCGCAGAAAGCCCCTCCAGGAACTCGCGCCACTGCGTCAGGGCGAAGACGTAGCCCTTGCCGTAGCCGATGTCCTCCAGGCTCTCGACCATCTTCTTGCGGCAGACATCCGCCCAGATCAGCCGCTCCAGCCAGTCCACCGAATCGACGACGATGGTCCGGTACGCGTGCTCTTCGGAGTACAACTCCGATACGGCGGCCATGACCTGCTCAAAGGAGGTCGCGAGCGGGAAGCGGTCGCAGGCGATCTCCCCGAGTCCGTCCTCGGTCTGCACAAACACCGGCTTCGGGCTCATCGCCCCGAATGTGCTCTTGCCGATGCCGTGCGTTCCGTAGAGCAGGATCCGGCGTGGAAGCTCCTGCCGGCCACTCTCAATGCGTTCCAACAGCGTCATTTCCTCTTCTCCTTTCCGTCAGTCAGAGACAATCGAATGTGCGGATCTGTTCGTACCCGGTGGGCCAGGCATCGGCTTCGCGGCAACGCTTCAGCCGCTCGATGGCCTGCTCGTTTTCCTTCTGCGCGTGGTTGAGTACGTCCGGGGCCATGCGCCAGACGCCGGAACGGAAGGGCTCGCGCTTCTCCACCGCGATGAGGTACACCTCCGCCACCGTCTGCGTGACAGCGGCGAGGACCGCGCGGTAGAACGCGAGTTGGTGCGCGTAGCCGTAGGTCTTGGCATCCATCTGGAGCCAGTCGATGTTGTCGCAGGTCTTCAGGTCCACGATGCCGCGTTCGGGGTTGAGCCAGTCGATCCGGATCTGGCTGGGAACGCCGCAGTAGTTCGCTCGGCCCACGCCCTCGGGGATGCCCTCGGCGAGGAGTTCCTGCGCGTGACCGTGAGAATGGACGCTGTCGCGCAGATTCTCAACCAAGTGCATCTGGTCGTCGGTAAGGACAGGCCGCCCCTGTTCCTCGGCCCACTCCTGATAGGCCTTGGTGCGGCTGCCGTAGACCTCGCCGGTCTTTGGATTAACCGGTCCGCCGACGGCATATTCCTTCTCAAAGACCGGGCGGCCTTCGAGGATGAGCGTATGCGCCGCGCGGCCGATGACGTAGGCCGGCCGGTCGGGATCCTCCACCAGCCCGAGTTCCTTCTTGTGGAAGAGCAGCGGGTCTTTGCGGAAGTCCGCCAGGCGATGGCTGGAAAGATATTCCTTCGCCTTGCCGTGGTACTCCTCCGCCGGTTCCTGGAGGATGAAGCTCGTGTCGATTCGCTTCATGCGTTTGTCCTTTCGTGTGCGAAATACGAAGTCCGTAAGGCTCATGCAGGCACCTCCGCCTTCTCGCAGGCACACGCCTTCTTCTCGATGCGGCGCACGGAGAAGGCTTCCTCGCCGAACTCGCGGATGGCGAAGCCGGTGAAGAGGCGGACGATGTCCCGGCCCACATCGGTGCCGGCATCGATGACACAGACGTTCTTTTCGGGATCGGAACAGTAGGATGCGTCCAGCCGCACGCGGGACGTGCCGTGCAGGCATTCGGCCCCGAGCACGGCCAGGCGCAGGGTTTCCTCGACCTCGCGTGCCGGGCAGTTCCGGTGGAATCGGAAGCGGTAGAGTTCATCGTGCATGGCGTTCTCCTTTCCGGGATGGACTCTGGTTACATACCCGGCGCGAAGGCGAATCGTCGGCGACTGCTACAGGTACTGCTCCAACCGGCCGTCCTCGAAGTACGGGCGCATGCGGTCGAGAGCGTCGTAGATGCTGCTGCGCGGAATTCCGAGAATGCGGGACGTTTCGGAGACAGACACGTCAAGAAGGCTCTCGGCAATGCGGCGCAGGTCGTCGGGAAGGCGGGACATGACCAGCGAAAGATCGAGGTGCAGATCCATCTCCTCCTGGCGCGTGTTGCTGCGTCGGCCGCAGCGCATCTCCACCTCGTCGTCGTCGATGGTGTCGGACCGGGGCGTCTTCTCTCCCTGCCCGTCGTCGATCTCTTCGTTGATGGAGAAGGACTCGCGCCTGTAATCGCGCATCTCGGCGGTGCGGTGGCGGATCATCTTGCTGATCTTGCGGGTGATGATTCTCGCGACGAAAGTGGTCTGCGCGGCCTTATCGGGGTCGTACTTCGGCAGGCGCTCGAGGAGATCGGTGCGCAGTTCCTGCTCGATGTCCTCAATGTCGTCGGAGGTGAATCCCGCTTTGCCCACGAGCTGGCGGGCCTTGCAGCGGATGGTGGTTGCGGCGTAATCACTGATCGGGTTGTGTTCGTTGGCACCCATGGGTAGCCTCCTGCGTTAGGGCCGCAGGAGAGGTCCGTGAGTGCCAGCCGGGCGGGAAATACAAAGAGGGTGTCGCAGGTTCGCCATGTTTCGGCGGCACCCACGACACCCTCTGCCTTGCAGCCGGATAGTCGTCTGGTTCCGTAAACTGAATTGTGAATCATATCATGCGGGAGCCGACCCCGGGCTAGGCAGCGTCCTCCTCGATCTGCATGCGGAACGGAAGGCCGTGCTTTATCTCAATGGATACAGTTCCGCAGCCAACCGAGGCGATGTGTTCCAATGCCTCGAGCTGCTCATTCTTGAGAGCGAAGTCGTCCAGACGCTGTTCCTGTCTGGAACCGTTTTCGCCGCCGATCTTGATATCGCGGATGAGACGGGGCCGCTGCTCCACTACAGGCAGTCCACCTCGTACAGGCACATGGATCCGTCCGAAGTTCACGGACTGCATCCACTTCACCAGCTGCTGGTTCTCCGGCTCCAGCTCGCCAAACATTACACTGCCAACCATTGCTGACCTCCATCTGCCCTTTGGGCAAAAAGAAACCCCCGTGAGGCGACCCGGCGAAAGGCTCCTCACGGGGGTTCATCAGATGCCAGAGGCATCAGATAATCCGTAGTACGCCGGGCCTTGCCTTCAAAGCTAAAGGAGGCTGGAGCCGGCGTAGCAGATGCTACATATGGCGTAGCATCGGGTTTTTTCTGCTATGGCAGGAAATTTTGGGGTTCTTGCAACTCCCAAGTAATAGGCGACTTAGGAGAATAGGAGGGTGTGTAGCCAAAAGAAATGGAATCTAGAAGATGAGCTGCGAGTGCTGGATCTGAGCCCTGAATCTGCTTTTCGATGAGGCGCTTAACATTGGTTCTGAAGGTATCGCTGATATTCTTCCGCTTATCCGGGGCAGACTTAAGTTTGCCACCAAACCCGACAGACTCATTGATTTTGGACAGGATCATCACGAGATCGTTCTCGTACTGCTTGACCAGAACGTCCTTATTGCCCGCGCGAGCCTGATCAAGATCCGCAAGAATGCCTCGGACCTCAGTGCGGTACTCGTTGACGGCTTGCCAGTCGCTTATCTTGCCCAGGTCACTATACAGGGGATTGGACACTGATTGAAGGCCGGCTTCGATTGCCTCATGAACGCTAACAGCGCGTTCACAGTAGTCTGCCGCAGAACTTCCTACGATTTTTATGGCCGGGCTTTTCTTCCCCTGTGCTATAAGCAAATAGTGGATGTAACTGGCGCCCAACCAAGGCAGGACCGTCAAAGGCTTTTGTCCATTGAATCGAACCTCCCACGCGCCGCCTTTTCGCCTGAACACATTATCTGGCAACACATCCTGGGTTGGCACAGCAGAAACGGAGGTGGGTAGATTCGATTCGTATACAATCCGCATCAGCGAATCAGCAGGCAGTGTACGTTGGCGTATGGCACTACCGTGACGGGAAAACATTTTGTCTACCACGCCGTTAATCTCAGCCGAATGTTTCTTGTACATGTCAAAGCACCGTTGCGCGTTGGCACCGGCGACGCCATTCAGATAGGGAAAGACCCTTGCCACTTCGGCATACCTGGCCAAGAACTGTGTTGCACTGTCAAATCGCGAAACCTGGTTGGCGCGTTCAAGATAACTGGCTATCAGCGTCTTGTCTTCATGGATGTGGTCCACCTGGGTTCTGCTTTCGGTGAAGACGTCTACTTTGTATTGATCCAGCGGATCATGGTTTTCTTGATCTGCTGCAAGGACTGCAAATCGTCTATCAATGCATTGAGAACACGCCCCACAGTGAGAAAACTGCTTGGTCCGCTCCCACGTATGCGTGCAACTCACTGATGGCCCAATGAGATCATCGCAGCCGGCATTCGCTATTAGGGAGACCACCTCTGTCTTCGTCTTCCAGATAAAGGGATTCTCCACCGAAAATTGATGTCCCGCCACCATAGTGAGCAACTTCTGAAACCCGTCCAATACGCGTGGATGGGTAGTTCGAGTGGCCTTGCCTCCAACAACCTGGGCACAGATGGGAAGGTTCATGCTGATGATGCCATTCTCATAGAACCGAATATTGCTCTGGTTCATCATGTTGGCGATTGTTGCTCCGAGGGACATGAAGAGAAAAGATCGCGTCCTTTGCGTGTGTTCCTTGTTCATCCACTTTTGCTTGCATGCAGTCACGCGAATATGTATGGGCGCATTTCCGGGAGCTTTCTCATTGAGCTTCTCACAGAGCTCCTTGTACCATTTATCCAGCTTCTGCGTGGTGCGGTGGTTCACGAGGATGACTCGACGTCTTTGGTTGACAATTTCCTCAATAGCTCCGCCGAGTGAATCAAGGCC